CCTGAAGAGATGGCTTGACAAATTCTCTAATAAATGGTATAATAATACGTAACAAGTAATAAAAGGATTCCGCATACATGAATGTTCGTTGGACTTCACATCTCAAAGACCCCGAGAAACGTAAAGACTTTGAACAATACATAAGAAATTCAACAACTATTCTAGAGCGTCTAACTGAGATTATTAATAACAAAATTGACGCTTTGGATTGTCCAGCATATGATTCAGACTATGAAGATTCTGCATGGGCATATAAGCAAGCGGATCGTAATGGGCAATTACGTGCTTACTTAGAAATACTTAAGTTGACCAACTTATCTACAGGAGAAGACTGACCATGTCTGATGTATTTACAACAGAAGATAAACCAGAAGAGACTGCTGACCCGGGTTACTTAGCACAAGTCGTAGGTGAAGGTAAGAAGTACTCTGACACTGAACAACTAGCTAAAGGAGCAGTACACGGTAATGATTATATTAATAAATTAGAAACTGAAATGGCTGAACTACGTGGGGAGCTTGACAAGAGACTCACCGCAGAAGAAATGGTTCAGCAAATTAAGAGGGAAACTGCGGAACACCAAGCTCAAACTCAACAGGTTCAGGAGAACACCACTCCTCAGCTAGATGAAGAAAAGCTTTCCCAGCTGATCTCTAATACCATTGAACAAAAAGATACACAGAAGGTAGCTCAACAGAATATTCAAGCTGTTGATGCAAAGATGAAAGAACTGTATGGGGCTGACAAAGCCGCTGATGTAGTTCAACAGAAAGCTCAAGTAATGGGTGTTACTGTTGATAAATTAGCAGAGATTGCAGCGATTTCACCGGATATGTTCTTTAATTCAATTGGTGTATCTCAAGGAAGTAGTAAGGTAACCACCCCTACTCCTACAGTCGGTACAACCAGTACTGAAGCTGTGCAAACTATGAATAGTGGACAAGCAGTTGAAGAAGGAACTTGGGACTACTTCGAACAACTTCGTAAGTCAAACCCAAAGGAATACTTTAAACCAGCTACCCAACAGAAACTATTCAAAATGCGAGAAGAGAAAGGCCAAGATGGCTTTTATAAACGTTAATCTAGCTATAAGAGGAAAATAAAATGGCTATGGAAACTGGTAACTCAGGGCATCTGATACGCTCTGAGGTATGGTCTAGCCAGTTGAAGGAAGTCCTTGAGGATGAACTTCAGGCTACGACCTACGTAAACTGGATGAGTGAATTCCCTGATGGGGATACTTTCACGATTCCTTCCATTGGTCAAGCGGTAACTGATAACTACTCTGAAAACTCTGCCGTTAAGTATCGTGCACTCGATACTGGTGAGTTCCAGTTCTCGATTGATCAATATAAATCTTCGGGCCACTATATCACGAATAAAGCAAAGCAGGATGGTTTCTATATGAACCAACTGATCTCTTCATTCGTACCGAAGCAAGCTCGTGCAATCTTAGAAGCAGTCGAAGTTAAGATTATGGGGCTAGAGTCTGAGCAGACTTCTGGAGACTTGAACAACATCAATGGTGCACCACACCGCTTTGTTGCTTCAGGGACCAATGAAGTATTTGCTATAGCAGACTTTGCTAAAGCTCGTTATAGTCTTAAGAAAGCTAACGTTCCAGATACGAACTTAATTGCTATTGTTGATCCTTCGGTTGAGTACACTCTTAATACTCTATCGAATCTTGTCAATGTTAGTAATAACCCACGTTGGGAAGGTATCGTAAGTGACGGTATCGCAACTGGTATGAAGTTTGTAAAGAACGTTTATGGTTTCGATGTTTACACCAGCAACTATCTTGCTGATGCAAACGAAACTGTAGACTCTGTTACGACTGCTGCTGGTAAGGCTAATATGTTCTTCTCTGCTGCGTCAGACATCTTGCCCTTTGTTGGTGCATGGCGTCAAATGCCGCAAGTAGATTCAGAGTATAATAAAGACTTCCAGCGTGAAGAGTACGTTACCACTGCTCGTTACGGTGTCAAGCTCTACCGTCCTGAAAACCTCGTTTGTGTCCTTAGTGACACTGACCAAGTTTAAGGGAGGAACTTGATATGTCTGCTAGCGAATTTTGGACTAACTCTGATGGCCTCAATGTAAGGTTTGGTCTTGAAAAGGCTACTCCAAGTGTTGAAGGTATTTTGTCAACCATGGGTGATGAGCATTCCGTAGTAGTCAATCTTGACTATGCTAATATTACTGGTTCGGATGCTCTAGTTTCCACCCATCCTTCTGCAGGGATACCGGATAATGTTCATATTACTTCGGCTACCTTGTACGTTAAAACTGCCTTTACGTCTAGCGGTTCTGCAACTCTAAGTATTGGTTTGTGGAACGATGATGGTGATGGTACCTTCTCAGTTAATGATGCTGACGGTATTGATGCTACTATCGCTCTCTCTGCTATTAATGCTATCGGTGAGCATGTTGCTTGCGATGGTGCTTTAGTAGGAAGCAATGCAGCCTTTACTGCAGGAACTGGTGATCGTCCGTTGTTTGTTTCCGTTGCTTACGGAACGGCAGCATTCACGGCTGGTAACGCTGATCTGGTGATTAAGTATCGTCGGGCTGGCCCATAAGTATAAGAGTAATCTGGGGAGAGTGTCAAAGCTCTCCCCAAACTCTATAATTACATAGGTTTCATATGACAGTCAACCATAAGGATTTAACAGGTGCTTCATTACACGAACCTAAAGGTGTAGCAGCTGCTAGTGCACACACAGTATATGTAGCAAATGGTTCAGGATCAGGAACTTGGGAGAAGGTAGATAAAGATTCTATTAATACCTCAAGTATAAAAAACAATAACTTTATTCCCCTTACTTTTGAATTTGAAGATATATCCACTGCACGATCTGCATGGCTTGTATGTCCTTTAGCTGGTGATATACAGAAAATATGGTCAGTTATTGATGGAGCAATCACAAGTGTTGACTGTGTATTTACTTTTGAAATAGGTGGTACTGCAGTTACTGGTGGAACTTTAACTATAGCTTATTCAGGATCAGGTGCAGGAACAATAGACTCAGCTACTCCTTCAGGAGCAAATACATTAACAGCTGGGCAAGCTATTGAGATTATAAGTAATGGAGCTTCTTCAGGTACTAGAAGTGCAACTCTTACTTTTGAGATAGATGTGGCTTAATCATGGCAAAACTTACTCTTACTGATCTCACAAGTCTCACTTCAAATGAGACTACAGCAATTACTCAGATTAATGCTAATGGAGCTTTGATAGAAGCTGCATTAGAAAACACTGTAAGTCGAGATGGTACGTCACCAAATACAATGACTGCTAATCTTGATATGAATAGTAAGAAACTTCTTAATGTTGCTGCTGGTACAGTTGCTGCTGATGGAGTAAACCTTTCTCAATTAACTGCTGCTACTGGTCAAGTTCCCGGTCTATCAATGACAATGGAAACGACTACTACTGATTCTGACCAAGGTGCAGGGAAGGTCTGGTTTAATGCAGCAGTAGCTTCTGCAACAATCCTCTACATGGATGATGCAGATACTAATAGTGCAGATATCTCTACCTTTGTACAGACATGGGATAACAGTAGTAATAGTTCTAGTCGAGGATACATCTATGTAATCCAGAAAGCATCAGCAGTAAACTATGCTATCTATGAAATAGATGGTACTGTAACAGATGCTAGTGGGTATACTAAGATACCTGTAAACTATATGATTGGTGCAGGAACTTTAGCTGATGCTGATCCTGTTACAGTAAACTTTATCAGGACAGGTGACCAACCAGCTATTCCTGCTCTTAAGATGACATGGGATAATGCTACTGCCGATTCAGATCAAGGTGCTGGTACTGTCTGGTTTAATCATGGTACTGTCAGTTCAGCTACAGTTGTATACATAGACGATGTAGATGCTGCTGCTGGTACATCTATTAACAGCCAAGTTGATTCATGGGATGATTCAACGAGTACGATTAAAGGAACTATCACAGTTACTAAGTCTGCTAATGCCGCTGTCTTTGCTACCTTTAACGTAACAGGTTCAGTTACATCTGCGTCTACGTATTCCAAAGTAGCAGTTACACACGTTACTAGTTCAGGATCATTTACTAACGGTGATGTAGTTTATGTACAGTTTGTACGTGCTGGTAATACAGGAAGCACTGGTGTTACAGGCAGCGGTGAAGGACTAGAACTAGCATTTGAATCTACTCAAACTGATACAGATCAAGGTGTTGGTAAAGTCTGGTATAATGCTGCGGCAGGGAGTGCAACAGTATTCTATATAGACGATGTAGATGCTAACTCAGCTAACATTAATAGTTTTGTAGATACATGGGATGACTCAGGCAGTACAATTAAAGGTAGACTTACAGTTAAAAAACAAACTGCTCCAGAGAACTACCATATGTTTAATGTTACAGGTGCAGTTACATCTGCGTCTACGTACTCTAAAATAGCAGTAGCTCACGTAGTAAGTGTAGGTACTATATCGGATGCAGATGCTGTATTTGTATCCTTCTCAAGAACAGGTGATAAAGGAACTACGGGCGATACTGGTGGGGTTGGCCCTGTCGGAATAGGTCTAGCTCTGGCATTAGGAGGTTAATATGGCAGACACACTAACAGGTAAGGGTTATGCAATTACTACAACTAATGCTTCAGTATTAGAAGCGGGTGGGTCAGAAACAATAACTCTAATTGGAATAACTATAGCTAATATCCATGCTACAGACGCAGCTTGGGTTACAGCAGATGTTGTCAGATCAGGTGGAACAAATAGCGAATTATGTCATCAAATCTCAATCCCTGTAAACGATAGTTTAGATATTTTGCAAGGCAAGGTGGTGTTAAATTCTAGCGATGCTCTTTGGTTAGATGCAGAAGCTGATAACAAATTAGAAGCATCACTCAGTTACTTGGTACAAACGTAATGTCTTTCCTAGTTGGCACTGATCCCGGTCTAAGACAGACACGGACCCCCACTACTCAGGAGTTTACTGGTAGTGGACAAAGCTCCGTAACATTATCCAGTGATCCCGGCTCTGAAGATAATGTCATCATCACCTTTGATGGCGTCACC